TTTAATCATTTTTTCATGCCCCTTACGAAAGCAGCAAAACTCTGTGCAGTATCACCAAATGACTTCATTAAGGTGAACTCATGGGCTACCTCATCTAGAGTCTTATTGCGTACTGGACAGTTTCTGCCTTGGGTACAGTCATAAGTGCAACAGTCCATGCCACTAGATTTGTTTGCTCTCAATATCTGCTTTCCAAGGTTACTGTTTTGTTCAACCATGTTAAAAGCCTCGTCTTCTTCTGGAGTCCATTCAGTCATAATTTCCCCCTTGCTTTAATTGCTTCTCGGCATTGATAAGCTGTGCCATCCTCTTGCCACAGGTCATCACAAACCTTTGCACACGCAGAACGCTCGGCAGAAGCTACTAGCTTGGCAAAGCGTAATAAACCTTCCTCATCAAACTTCAAACCATGAATGGTATTTTCTATAGCCAAGTTAATGATTTCATCATTCTTCATGTTTTTACCTGTAAAGATATTGGGATATAGATGCAAGCCTTGTCTTTAGAATTCTTGACGTTGACAGGGTTAGGCAGTAACCGCCTTTTACAGTTACTGCACTTTGCATCTGGCTCTTTTGGTTTGCAGCCTAGAAGCATTAGACGCACCTCATGTCGTAGTCAACAGTTTTGGCATGATCTGCCTCATCTAAGATGTGCTTAGAAAGACGCATAGAACCCTCGATCTCTAAATCTTTGTACTGTTCAGCAGTAAAGATACCCATCAGCGAAATCTTTTCGTAGATCACATCTTCGATGTTCTCGTTATAAATGCCTTCTTCGTCTTGCTCGTACTCCATAACGACAGTAACGATTACAGAGCCTTCACCAACAGTTGTATCAAATTTGTATTGCATTTCTTTATCCTTAATAAGTGCTATTGCCCCATCCCGTTTCTTGCAAAACACGCAAGTCAGGAGTTAAACGAACACGATTGCCAAGTTCATCCCAACCCCAAGCAATTGCATCTGTAACAACTCTGATTTGACGCACTTGATTTGTTTTGTACATTGGGTGACTAGATGGAACACAAGCAGCCAAATTGGTAAGCGAATTTGTTTTAGCAGTAGCCAAAAAATCTATCATTACCATTTGCTGTTTGGTAGTAAGTTTTGTGTATTTAGACATGACTTAATCCTTAAAAGTACCCTTGCGAATTGCTTGGGCTGTCTGTAATTGTATAGATTTCTAAACACAATTGTCTAGGTGTTTATACCTACTCTGTAGTTTTTACGCCAAGACGCTCACTTGCTTGCTCTGATCTCCAAATGTCAGCTTTCATCTGGGCAGCAGTCAGCATCCACTTTAAGGTTTCTTCTTTCTCGATAGCCGCCATTAGCCCTTTAAGCAAATCAGCATATTCGTAATGGGCATAGGCTTCTCTCTCTTGGGCAACGGCAGAATCAATCCCCCTAGCCATAGCATCCTTCATCAGCAAGGCTTTCTTTGTTTTACGAAACTCCTCAAGGTAGATTCTTTGTGCTTTAGCCTCTGCATATTTGCATGAATTTTCAATGATGAACTCAATGGCTTTGTAAGGTGCTTTCACTTGACTACTCCGATCATTCGTAATGCGGCTTCTGGGCTATCTATTCTTGCCAAGGTACTTCCAGACCAATTCTCAAAAAAGTCGGCTTGTAGCTTGGTTAAACGCTTTTTAGGCCCTGATTTCAACTCAACCAGAAATGTGTGATTCTTGTAGCCAACCAAAAGATCAACAGGTAGGCCAATAATCCAGACGTATGCGCCAACACTTCGCAAGGCTGAGACTATCTGTTCTTGGTTAGCATCTACTCTTGCTGCGTATCTCATTCGAGTGTCCCATCCTTAATTCTGTTCATGTAGGTACGAATCCTGTCTCTAGCACCAGAGCCATAGATTCGTTCTGCTCTTTCTAGCCGACCACGCACAAAGTCTCTATCTTTGTTTGTTTCCCAAGTACGATAGAGTTCCCTTGCTTCTGCTTGCTCAAGGATTACCCTATCGTTTGGGTTTTCAATCGTCTTGCGAGAGTAAGTCACCAGTTAATTCCAATGCTTGATTTATTAGACGTACGGGATATGGTACGCCTTCCTTGACTCTGTCTAGCAGTTTCATAGCTTCATAGTGGCTCACTTAAAATTCTCCATGCTGTGGCTGCACACAATGGGACTTGTCCATTTCCAATGGCTTTAAGTCTGTCCACCCTATTGGCCACCCCATCAACCATTCGTATAGGTTCGGGTTTATTGAATGTGGAATGTGAGTCCCATTCTTGATTGCATTTTTGTACGCTCCAGAACCGCCTATGTTCCCGCCTCCAGTTGGAGTCGTTGGTGTTGGCCATGTTGAAAGCCTTTTCTTCAATGCTTTTCTGCTGTTGCTCCCACCATCTAATCCTGTTGTGTTGGGCGTGTGAAAGAAATTTTGGTTGTCTGGCAACAATCCAGATTCGTTTCCTTTCATGCTTCGCTCCAACGTCTGATGCTCCCAGCACTCCCCATCTCGCATCAAACCCCATTGTGGCCAAGTCTCCGAGAACTGTTCCAAGTCCCCTAGAAGTGAGCATTGGTGAGTTTTCCACGAACACGAATCTTGGTTGTACTTCGTGAATGACCCTTGCCATTTCTCCCCAGAGTCCTGATCTTTCTCCATCAAGTCCTGCGCCTTTTCCTGCAGCACTAATGTCTTGGCATGGGAATCCTCCAGACACAACATCGATTTTTCCTCTCCAAGGTTTCCCATCGAATGTACAAATGTCATCCCAGATAGGGAATCTAGGTAAGAATCCATCAGCTTGCCGTTGCAGTAAAACTCTGCGTGGGTAATCTTCGATTTCAACGGCACACACAGTTCTCCATCCAAGCAAATGTCCTGCAAGGATTCCTCCCCCCCCCCCCGCAAATAATGCCAACTCATTCATACACCGCCTTTCATTTGTTTAGCAAATTGACGAATGTAGTCAGGCATAGGTGTTGCCTTCTTTTCATCAGCTTTAATCTTTTCCAATGCAGGGTCAGGCTCATTCTTTGACGGAACTGTGAGCCTTATGTTGTCAGCAGGATTTTGTTTAGGTGCGTTTGTGCTTCTCACCCAATTACGCCATGTAGCAAACCAATCTAGCTTCACACCTTTCTGACCAGCTTGGGCTATCCAGTAATCTTTAAATTGATCAAAGGTTCTGGTGGGGTGAAGTTCTGGCCTTGTCTCTTTACAAAACTGTTCCCACTCCAATGGAAAAGAAAAATCATTGGCGAGGCGTTTGCCGAGTGTCTTCTTCTCTTTCTTTGTCTCTGCCTCTGTCTCTCTCTCTGTCTCTGGGATAGCATCTTGCAATCGTTCTGCTAGCACTCCGCTAACAACAGTAAAAAAGTTATTATCAATCAATGGCTTAACACCAGACTGGTATTCTTTTTCAGTTATGTGTAGACGAAAGACTAGCTCATCTAGTGAGCCATCAAAAACACCATCTTTTGACTCACTTGCAAGCAACCAGAGCATGGGTGCTATCGCTTTGCTAGCAATAGGCAAGCGCATATAAACTCTGTCGTTTAACAGGTCACGATGTAATTTAATCCACGGAGGGCATCTGTCTTTGTAATGTTGAAAGACTGCCCAATTCTTTGGCTGTAATAGCATGATTTCACCGCTTTAAAACGCCCTTTGGAAAGAAACAATCGGCAGGAGAAAGGGTGAACTCTTTTCAGTTGGGTAATTAGTCCAACCTAGCCGTGTTTCAAAACATTGTATCAAATAAATTGATTGTTGGTAATCTCTTTCGCAGGTCTTGGTCTGCCAAGCAATCGTTTAGCTTGTGCGTTCATAACTGCATACTCTGATTTGCTAAAGATACCCTTGGCATTGCGAATATCGAAAGGGTTCAGTAAGCAGCGAGTTTCATCTTTTGGCCTGTTCTCAATCAAGTGGTCAGCAAGGGTGTACTTAGCCACTCTATAGCGACCAACCTGAACCTCCTCTGTGGTTAGATCACCTTTGTAGCGTAGTTTCTTAGCTGTGGACAGCACAGATGATTTGTGCATCCCTGTTAGATCACAGACTTCTTGTGAAGTAAGTGGGCCATTCTGGAGGGCTTTAATTATTGCTTCTTGTGTCATTTAAACCATTCTGGTCTGAGTTCTTTGAGTTGGTATAGGCGTAACGCAGGGATTGTCTTCCAATGGTTGACAGCCGCCCTTGTTATGCCAAAGATTCTAGCAAGCTCACTCTGTGAGCCAGCAAGTGTGATTGCTTGTTTTATGTCCATCCCACAAGTATAGCAAAGTCAACAAAATGTTGAAAGAAAGATACACTAGGGAAAATACCTAGAAAATAATTGTTGACCTATTCGTTTACTTTGCTATACTTCCCCTAACCCACAACACTTCGTAAATGGGCAATTAAGGAAAGTAAGATGAAACTTTACAGAGTTAATTTTTTCTGCGATTACAAAAATCACGCTGAAGAAATCTGGGCTGTTGGGCGTTATGAGTTGGAAAAGCAAATCTTGTCTCAGTACCCCAAAGCTACTGGCATTGACATTTGGCTTATCTAAGGAGAACCAAATGAACTTCGAGAAAATCATGGATTACGTTACAGCAATATCAATCGGTGTTGGCATGGCAGTTTTACTGGTTGCATGGTGGTCAACATGAACGAACCAGCTTTCCCAACAGGAACAGGAATTACTCCTTATAAATCTGGCATGACCTTGCGTGACTACTTTGCGGCTAAGGCTATGCAAACACTTGTTAGCAAACACAGCCATGAGGGTGATGTTTCTCGTAACGCTTACAAAATTGCAGACGCAATGCTGAAAGCGAGGCAAGAATGAACACAAGATTCTTAGTCCACGTTCGTAAGATATTTGCCAGCTACGATGCCCCTCCAGAGGTCATTAGAGGCTACCAAAAGCAATGGGTAAGGTCAGTTAGGCACTTAGGTGATAAATGGCTTGTAGCAAAACAAATTCAGAGAATCCAATGATTACTAGACAAGACGCAATCAAGGATTTGTCACATGGTGATTGTCAATACTGTTGCTACTGTACTGAACCTAAGACCTACGGCTCATGCTGTGGAGAAAACCACTTCGTACCTTTCGAGGATTTATATGAAGACGACAAAGAAGCAATGATTGAAGAATATTTAAGTAAAGGAAAATAAAATGGTACACAAGAAGTT